GGTGCGCTTGTGGGGACTGTATTGAGTTCGGGTGCGATTGCGCCGATACTGGGAGCCACGACAACTGCCTTTGTGGCAGATGTGGTGACGGAAGCGATACCGATTGGAGCGAAAGAAAAGGAAACTATGAATAGTTGCGCTCCTGATAACTTCTGGAGTCTGTTAGGCTCCTTGATAGAAATGGGCGGTTGGGCCTTAATCCTGATAGTGGTGGTTCCCATGCTTTTTTCATGGTTAATGCCGGGGCCAATTCAATTCAAAGGTAAAAAGAATAAATGATAGAAGTTTTACATATGGGAGTGGCTTCAGAGCCACCTTCTGTATCTGTTGGTAAAAGAGACCCAATTCCAGAGATAATCTGTGGTGTTAATGAAGACAAAGAAAAAATAAGAGACAACATTAGAAAAAATATTCAACTAGGACTTCCTCAAGTTCAACCTTACGAAACCCAGTGGGATAAAGTAGTAGGGTTGGCTTTAGGTGGGCCTACATTAAAGGAAACTTTTCCTGATTTATTAGAGAAGCGTCAAAATGGGATGCCAGTAATTACTATTAATGGTTCCCACAGGTATTGTATAACTGGTGGTTTGACTCCTTCAGCAATGATAATGCTTGATAGCAGAGAATTTAATAATAGGTTTGTTTATCCGTTAGTTGAAGATTGTAAATATTTTATTTCATCTCAGTGTCATCCTTCTGTATTTGAAAATCTTAAGGATAACAAGGTATGGATATGGCATTGCGCTGGAGATGACAATTTTGATCTTTTAAAAGAGGTTTACGGGGAAGAATATTACCCGATAATGGGTGGTGCTACAGTTGCATTGAGGGCTGTTCATTTGTTGAGAATGTTAGGATTTCATAAGTTTGAAATGTATGGATTCGATAGTTGTATTATGGGAGAACATCATGCTTATGAACAACCTGAAAATGATGGAGAAGAAGTTTTAGATGTTGTGGTATCTGCAAAAGAATTCAGATGCACTGCCGCTCATTACCATCAAGCAAAAGAGTTCGTTGATATGATTTCTAAAACTGGCGAACATTATGATCTGGCTGTTCATGGAGATGGCCTTATCTCACATATTATTAAAAATCCAGATTCATTAAAAATTAAGGAGGTAGTATAAAATGGCGGCTACTGCTTGGAGTTTTTACAATTCCTTTAGGGAATATATAGGCAATGGTCAGTTTGATCTAGATGGTACAAGTGTTGGTTTTTATATGGCATTACATACTAGTGCGGCAAGCGCTAATATAAATACAAAAACTTTATCAACGCAAGCATCACTTGCTAATGAAGTTGGTAGTGGTAATGGTTACACTACTGGTGGCGCTTCTGTTACATCGCGCACATGGGCTTCTGTTGCAACAGACAAGTATCGTTTCGATTCAACTGCTGTTGTATGGACTGCTACTGGCGGAACAATTGCGAATATTAAGTACGCAGTTGTTTATCAGTCCGGTGGTAAATTAGTATGCTTTTCTAAATTGACTACATCTCAGTTTACTTTAGCAGAAGATAATACGCTTACTGTCACACCAAGTGCCAGTGGCATATTTGAACTAGCATAGGGGGTGCATCATGCCAGTAGAAACTGCTACATATATTAGCCAACTTTCGGCTACAAATCCTCTCGGCACAGACCCAATATCACAGGGTGACGATCAGATTCGTCTTGTCAAGGAAGTTCTTCAGGCTCAATTTACTAGCCTTGGGGCGGCGGCAGTTACAGCAACTGCGGCTGAAGTAAACTTAATTGACGGATATACTGGTACAACGGCGGAATTAAATACTCTTGATGTTACCACTCAAGGAACTTCAGAAGCATCCAAAGTATTGACAGCAGATGCAAGTGGAGATGTTACGATTGCGGATGGAGCGTATGATTTTAACGTTGCTTCACATGACGGGACAAATGGATTAAAACTTGCCGGGACATTAGTTACAGCAACTGCAACTGAGTTAAATTTAATAGATGGGTATACTGGTACAACTGTTGAATTGAACACCCTTGATGTTACCACTCAAGGTACAGCAGAAGCATCAAAGGTTGTTACTTCCGATGGTTCATTGGTTACTAATTTTGCTGACGGCGTTGTTCAGAGACCAGAACTAAAGGATTATGCTGAAACAAAAACTGCACTAAGTGCGGCGGCTACTGTTGATATTGATCTAACAACAGGTAATGTATTTACTATTACCCCAGATCAAAATACTACTTTTACTTTTAGTAATCCATCTGCTACTGGTAAATCTTGCGCCTTTACTCTAGTTTGGACTCAGGACAGTTCAGATAGAACTATTGCGTGGCCCGGTACTGTTGATTGGGCTGGTGGTTCTGCCCCTGATGTAACTAGTGGTTCAGGAAAAATTGATATTTACACCTTCTTTACGCTAGATGCGGGAACAATTTGGTACGGCTTTCAAGCTGGTGCTGACATGGGTTAAGGAGATATATTATGCCAGTAGGAACAGAAAAAACTGCATTGCTTGGAGCCGCCGCAGGTGGTCTTTCTCAATATTTCGGAGACGGGTCAGATGGTGCGTTAGATACAACTGGAGATGTTACCCATACGGTTCAGAATAAGAGTGGTAGTTACGATGGTGATATGGTAGTAATGCAATATACGTCACTGGATATAAATTCTGGTCACACGATGACAGTCGATCAACCATGTCGTGGAATGTTTATTTATGTTACAGGTAACTGCGAAATTGCGGGAACTTTACACATGGATTTGAAAGGTGGAAATTCTAATCCAACAACCTCTGGTGGTAATGATTCATCAGCCGTGAATGCGAATGGATTGCGACTTCCTATGCTTACTGCTTCCGGTTCTGATACATTAGCTACTGCTGATTTCGCTGGTTCAGGAGATGATATTGTGACTGCTGTTGCATTTCAAGCAGGAGTTTCTGGAAACGGCACTATTTTTAAAGTAGCCCAAGAAGGTGGCTCAGGTGGCGGGGGCGGAGGAGCCTTTGGTCACAACTGGGCATGTGGTAACGGAAGCGCAGGAACTGCTGGGGCTACAAGTGCGGCCACCATTTCTTCAGGCGGAGGTGGAGGAGCAAGTGCATTGTCAAATAGCGCAAAGAACTCGACTGGTGGCGCTGGTGGAACTGGAGGGGCTTTTTCTGGAGGCTCTGGCGGCGCTGGTAATGATGCTGGAACGGGCAACGCGGGTGGAAGTTATGGAGGTGCTGGAGGAAATGGGTCTTGCCCTAATTGTCATAATGGCAACAGTGCTGGTGGGGCGGGAAACCCCGGTGGTAATAGTTGTGGAGGAGGAAACTGCTCTATAGCTTTTGGCGCTTCTGGAGTTGGTGGTCTTATCTGGTTAGTAGTAGGTGGCGATCTCATTATAACAGGCACTATATCTGCTGATGGAGGCCCCGGACGGGGCGCACACCGAGCAAGTGGTGGTTCAGGAGCAGGAGCCATAATGATTCTTTATGCCGGAACATTAAGCAATAGCGGAAGCGTTGCGGCTAGTGGAGGTAGCGGTGGTGGTGGTGGAGTAGGAGAGTGCCCAAATTCCGCAGGCGCTGGCGGTGCTGGTGGCGTACATCTTGCTCAGGTTTCAGCCGCATAAAGTATGCTATAATAGATAAATGTTCTCTATAGAAAAGTACACTGTAGTAAAAGGCGTGCTGTCTAATGATCTGCTGGCTTTTTGTCAGCAGTATTGCTCCTTTCAGGAAAGAAGGTATCCTAAATCTAATTTTGATAATCCAGATAATAAGGCTCACTGGGAATATGCTGATCCCTTTATGGAAACGTTGTTGGTAAAATTATTACCTACGTTTGAACAGCATACTGAATTAGAATTAATTCCTGCATATTCTTATCATAGAATTTATAAATCAGGGGATGCAATGGCCCCGCATAAAGATAGAGCGCCATGTGAAATAACTTGTAGCATACATTTGGGGCATGATTATAAAGGCATGCCAGATAATTATGAATGGTATTTATGGATTGAAAATAAGGAAAGGAACGATATTCCAGTTCCTTTAAATGCTGGGGATGCAGTTATATATAGAGGTATGGAGGTTTATCATAAGAGAGAATTATTTGCTGTTCCTCATGACGCTTGGCATTTGCAAGTTTTCTTGTCTTATGTAGTAAAGGGAGGTGAAATGGATCACCTACAATATGACAAAAGAAGCGGGTTAGGATACAAGGGCGCGTATCATCCAGTTAGATGAAAATTTTTAATAGCGATTGCAAGGGATGTGCGGAAAGAAGGGCTTTTATTAAACAGTTCTGGATAAGTTACTGGTGGCTTAAAGAGCCTATTGTATGGAAAGGCTGGTTGATAAAAACTTATTTATGCTGGTCGATTTGTGTAGACATGTTAGCTATTATTATATTAGTTTGGTATTTTTTAAAATGAAAAGCGGTGAGTTTGTATACATAGAAGACGTTGCTCCTGATTTTTTATTTGAGCAACTACAGGAAGTATTTTATAATCCTTCTTATGATTTTGCATGGTATTGGAATGATAGCACAGTAGACTATAGTAATGCGCTTGAAAATGACAGCACTAATAAAAGCCATATGTTTTCGCATATGTTTTTTATAGATGGATCGCCTGTTTCACCATACGCGCAATATATAATGATGTTGTCGAGATGTTTAAGGAAGAGTGGGTTTGAACACGATAGTCTTTGGAGATCAAAGGCTAATCTTTATACGCCTAGTCCGGGATTTAATAAGGATGGTTATCATCATCCACATATAGATCATTACAATAAGTCAAATTTTGATAGTTGTACTTATTTTTTAAATGATTCAGACGGTGACTTTATCTTATTCAACCAAAACCAGAAAGACTTTGCTAAGACAGGTAAAGTAAGAGGTGAGTGGGGTGGTCTTCCTTCTTCAGATGACTTAACAGTTATGGAAAGAATAACTCCAAAGGCGAACACTGCTGTAATTTTTAATGGGTGGCAATATCATAGTTCCAATGTTCCTTTTGAAAATGCTAGAAGAATTACAATAAACTTTACAGGCGGTCATGAACTAGAATGAATTTTATGCATAGTTCTTTTATAGAGGATGTAACTCTAGCCGATAGAATCAAAATTTTCTTTGATGAGAATCCTGAAAATTTCTGGAAATTTTATGGCCTTGCAATGGATTCAAATGATCCGGATACGCCAACGGATGGAAAGAAAAGTACGGATATGAGAATTGATGATTTCAATTATCCGTTAATAAAGGAGTTGTGCGATCAGATTCAAATAGTATTAAACGAGTATATAGAAATTTATCCTTGGTGTAATAGGGGGTCTGCTTTTAGACTTGTTCCGTTTAATATACAAAAGTATAACCCCGGAGAAGGATTTTTAGAATGGCACGCTGAAAATATAACATTCCTACCTCCTGCTCTCTATAGGCATCTAGTGTTTCAGATGTTTTGTGATGATATAGAAGAGGGTGGTGGTACTGAGTTTTATCATCAAGATACTATAATTAAATCAGAAAAAGGTAAGGTTGTTATATTTCCAGCACAATGGATGTTTGCTCATAGGGGAATAGTTACAGACCAAGAGAAGACAATTGCTACGGGATGGTACGAGTTTTTTGACTACAACGATCCTACTAAAGACATCTCCGGGGCGTGGAAAACACAACCGCAATTTGAAGGCCCCATGTCTCAATCATGATGGGTATCATAAGATAACATAGGAGGATAACTAATGTTGTATGCTAAAATCGTGGGGGATACTGTTGAGCAGTATCCATATGGAATAGACCACTTAAAGGCAGATAATCCACAAGTTGGATTTCCGGTAGGATTCTTAGGGAATCCGTCTGCGTCTGAGTATAATGTCTTTCCAGTATCTGAGATAGAAAAACCAGTTAAGGCTGGTTATAGGTATGAACAAGGTTCTGTAGAATCTGATGGCTCTGGAGGCTGGAGACAGTCTTGGGTGGAAGTAGCCAAAACTAAAGAGGAATTAGCAGATTCTGATATAACCCCAGTACCTATGCCCTCAATAGAGGAAAGGAAAAATATTGGAACTACCATGACTGAAGGTGATCCAGCGTGGGATGGAGAAAAATGGGTTCAAACATGGGTAGAAGGGCCAGTATCGTATATTTCACAAAGACTTGCTGACTATGGTGAAGCTGAAGTTCAGATAGAGTTTATAACAGAAAATGGGCTGGAAGCATGGCAAGCAAAGGTGGCGGAGATAAAGGCTAAGTATCCCAAGTCGTAGATGATCACGGTAGTTTCATTCAAAAGTCCTCCAAGAGAGACACCATTTGCTCCAGAATGGTTTCATCAGTTTGCTTATGACCAAATTTATAATATAGATTTTAAAAAAATATCTGCTACCATATTGGATAAAGAAAAGCAGATTTTAAATAAGTTTCCTCCTGTTGATAAAGTAGCTTCAGACGGGTATACAGGGTTAGGTAATAATAGTTTAACCTCTCGTTATAGTTATTACAATTTATTTGATTGGGCTGATGAAGAAATACAGAAGTTAAAGACGGAGGTTTGGGATTTCCATAAGCGATTTTTAGAGTCATTGGATGTTGTATATGATCATCCTTTGGTTTTAAAGGGATGGGCTAATGTAATGAGAAAGGGAGAGAGGATTAAATCTCATATTCATATGGTCACTCCCCAATCATATTTAACAGGGCATATAACGGTTCAGGCAGAAGGAACCTCTACTTATTATATAAACCCAGTAAATCAAATAAATGATCCAGAGGTTAGGGAAGTAAAAAATATCTCTGGAAGAATAAGTTTATTGCCAGCGTATATTCCTCATTATACGGATACGCATAAAGCAGAGAAGGAAAGAATCTCAATTGGTATTGATGTTATTCCAAAAGAATGAAAGTAACTATTTTAGGTAAGGGTTTAGCTGGTGTATTTACGGCTCAACACTTCAAATATTATAATCCGCAGTTAGATGTGGAAATAATATATGATCCAAATATTGATCCAGTACCAATTGGTCAGGCAACGCTTACAGAAACTCCTTCTTTCTTATGGCGTTTCTTTAAAATGGATTGGTATAACAATCCATTAGGAGCAACACCAAAGACAGGAATCCTATATGAGAACTGGGGTTCATTGAAAGATAAATTCTTTCACCCATTTCCAATGAGTGCTACTGCTATGCATTATGATACAACAAAGGTGCAAGATTATATTCTTGAGCATGGTGACTTTACCATAACAGAAAAGCATGTAACTGGTTATGATGAGGTAGATGCAGATTACATTATTGATGCGCGGGGTTTCCCTAAAGATTTTAATAAGTATGATCATTTAGTAAATCCTCTTAATACTGCTATATTAGCAATAAAGGAAGGTCGCGATATTCCGGAGCAACTTTGGAGTGGGCACGTTGCTACACCAGATGGTTGGACATTTGTCATACCTCTAAAGGGTAGAACCTCTTATGGGTATTTATGTAATAAAGATTTTGCTAATATGGGTGAGGCAAAGAATACTTTTTGTGAGATGTTTAATTTAGATGATGGCGATATCTACAAGACAATGAGTTTTAAAAATTATATTGCTAGAGAGCCTATTGTTGATGATAGAGTAGCATTACAAGGCAACAAGTTGTTTTTTATTGAGCCTTTAGAATCTTCATCAATTGCATTGTATCATAGATGGTCTAAACTTTTATTCTCTTGGATGGTGTTAAAAGACGCACAAAAGACTGACGTAATAGATTCTTTTAGAAAACACGTTATCGAAGTTCAAAACTTTATATTGTATCATTATCAATTTGGAAGTAAGTGGGATACAGAATTTTGGCATTATGCAAAATCAATATCAGACTTTATCAATGATGATCCTGAATGGATTGCTTTTAAACAATACTCTATTAATTCTAAAGACTATGAAGATGAGAATGTTTATGGATTACATCATCCATTTAGTATTCGGAATTGTTATGAGGGTATGGAGGCTCCCTTAATTAGTTAATGGAGATTGTCCAGAATAGGTTAAAGGACTTTGGTTATTTGTGCATAACTAACCTGTATACAGAAAAAGAATTAATCTTTATCAAGAATGAGATAAGGAATCTAAACTATATTCTGGACTCTGTTCCAGATATACAGGTGGAAAGATACAACACATCTGATAAGAATGACGATGGCTCTCCAAAGATGTCTGGTAATGGTATATACATAGATAGTCTTTACTTTAGGCGAGATTGTTCTGCTATTCTTTCTTCTAATAGAAAGATATTTCGTGATCCTATAATGACTAAAATGATGGAAACTCATCCATCAAATGTGGCCTTTAATAGAATAACTACGGATCATTCATTGCTTAACAGGTATTCTTACGGGGATGAGTATTCAACCCATTTTGATATTTCTAGTTTTTCTGCCATAACATTCTTTAATCTTAACAGTAATGAAATTTTGGGGGGCGAGTTAGTTTTCGCAGACTATGATATATCGTTTAAGTTTAAGGATAATTTCTGTGTTATTTTCCCATCTTGGGTGGAGCATCATTCAAATAAAGTTAAATCTAAAAATACTTACAGGTATTCGTTATCGCAATTCGGGGTAATTGGGTACGATAGGACTGGTAATTGAGCATAGAAATTTTTGACGATGTGTTTGATTATAATTACTCCTCTGTTGTGTGGGGCTTTGTAAAGAGGTCAGCTTTTTCTCTTGGGTGGCTTGATGACGAAATACAAGAGCATAGTTCATATGTCTGTATGCATTCAAACTACAGTGATAGCGATATAAATAACTTAGGAATTGTACCAAAATTATTAGAAACTCCTATAGCTAAGTATATGGATGGGTCTAATCCAGTTAAGGCTGTTGTTAATCTTTCTAGTTCTGGGCAAACATTTTTTGAACACACTCATCCAAGTGAATGGTCTGGAAGTGTAATTAACAGAAGCCCAAAGGTGTTTCTTTATTACCCCAACCTTGAGTGGAAAAGGGAATGGGGAGGAGAAACTATGTTTTATACGATGGATAATAAAGAAATAGAAATGGCAGTAGAGTATAGACCAAACAGGCTTGTTGTTTTTGATGGAGAACATCCTCATTCTGTTAGACCACCTACGTCACACGCACCATTTTTTAGATTTACGTTATCCATGTTTTTTGGGAAAGTTAAATAATGGCTATAACAACATGGGCGGCTACAACAGGAGACTGGGACGACTCTAAATTTAGTCGGGCTTGGGATGGCCCAAATATTACTCCAGCTAAAGGTGATCTAACTTTAAGTGGCTCTGCTCCTAAATTTGGATTAGAACTTTTTCTTTCTCCCGGTGTTGCTAATCTTAACCTATTGCAATCTTACGAATGGGATCAATTAACTTCCTCATGGATTGCTACAGCGGGTGATTGGAGTTCTGGCCCCGTTCCACAAGTTGCTGTTGGAACTGGAATATCTCCAGATAAAGCTGATTTAACTTTTACCGCATATTCTCCCGCATCGGGGATTATGTATGATTTTAGGGTAACCGCTTCTACTCTTACATTAACAGGTCAGTTACCATTTGCAGGTGAAGGATTTACAATATCTCCAGAGAACACTTCTCTTGAGATAGTACAGACTTACAACTGGAATAATTACGGTGGGACATGGGCCGCTTCTTCTGATACTTGGAGTGTTGTTCCATTTGTTCCAACCGCTATAGAGACTGGACAGAATCAACCAGATGCTGGTTCTTTAACTCTATCTGGAACGGCTCCAAGTAGGACTATACAACAACTTTGGTATGTTCCTTCTGCAAGTTTAGCCCTTACTGGTTTTGTTCCAAAAGATTTAAGAGGGCATAAGTTTATTCCAGATGCCGCAAGTCTTACTGGTTTTGGCGGTGGGAGTCTATGGGATAGTGGGACTGGTGATTGGGCAAGTCATACAGAAGCATGGGGGTTTGGCACACTTACACCAACCGTAGGCGTTACTTATACTTTTGTCATAGATTCATCAGGTAATCTTGTGTTTACTCCTCATGATCCACAATGGCCTTTGGTGAAAGACCCCTACTATAAACCACAGGTAATAATGTCATGAGTGGTAAAGAAAAAAGAATACAGTGGATGGAACATGTCGAGAAGGCTGATCCAGAAAGAAGAAGTAGACCTGTTACTACTTATATTTTTAATAATGGAGAAAGAGTATTCCATAAGGCAAAGAGATCAAATGGTAGAACTAGAAAAAGCTGAAACTTTTAATGTACAAGATTTTGCATTAGCAAAAAATGTGGCTGAAAAACTGGAGGAGAAATACCCCGGTTGGTTATGGGCTGTCCATGTAATGGATGGTGTTGTTGGTGTAAAGTCTATGCGGTTATCTGGTAACTGGGGATTCGTTCTTCATGCTGATAAAATAGATAATGATTATAAGGTGGTAGTAAATGCTGGTGGTGAGATATTAGAAAGGTATCGCCAAAAGAGAGGAAAGTTTAATCAAACCACTTATGGCGATTTAGAGATGGATTCTAAAGGAAGGCTTAACGGAGATTTACATTAATGTCATTAATTAATCCACAACCACCATTGAATGAGGCTGATCTTCAAGTTCCTGAAGTAGGCGACAAAAATGAGAGGTGGTTAAATTTAGCTAGGAAGGCATATGATGGCTCTACTGAATGGGTAGATACTAATCTTAGATTTCAGTGGGAAAAGAATATCTCTAACTTTAATAGCCACCATCCGCCCGGTTCTAAGTATTTAACATCAGCCTATGATAAAAGGTCTAAGTTGTTTAGGCCAAAAACTAGGACTACTGTTCGTAAACTTGAATCTGCTATGGCAACGGCCTTCTTTACTAATGAAGATATGATGTCTATTAGTCCGGCAAATCCTAATAATCCCATGCAGGTAGCAGGTGCGTCTGTGGCTCAATCTATAATGCAGTACAGATTGACTAATACAATACCGTGGTTTAGCACTATGGTAACGGCTCTTCAAGATGCCGCTATATATGGAACAGTCGTGTCTCACCAATATTGGGAGTTTGAGCAAAAGGATGAGACATTCGCATCTGTTGATGATGCTGGTGAAAATGTTGTAGATATGGAAGGTAAGCCTGTTAAAGAAAAGGTTACATCAACTCTGAAGGACTATCCTGTTATAGAGGTAATTGAACCTGAGAATTTTAGGATAGACCCGGCGTCAGATTGGTATGACCCTATATCATCTTCTCCTTATGTTATCCATCTTATTCCCATGTTCGCTCAGGATGCTATGGAGAGAATAGATAATGGCGAATGGAAAAAACTTACTCTTGAACAGTTGCTTACGACTACAGACGAGACAGACGACACTACAAGATTAACTAGGGAAGAACCTAGAGAAGACCCTTTAGAAGATGATTTTGAAAATGTAGAAGAATACAAGATTGTATGGGTTCATAAAAATATTATAAGAAAGGACGGAGTAGATTGGTGCTTTTTTACGGCAGGTACGCAATACTTGTTAACTGATCCAAAACCATTGTTGGAAATGTACCCATGGTTAAAAGATGGAGAGCGCCCCTACGTTATGGGGAAACTCAATATTGAAGCCCATCGTGTATACCCATCAGCAACTGTAGAACTTACAGAAGAGTTGCAAGCGGCATCGAACGACATATGGAACCAAAGATTCGACAACATTAGGTTGGCGATGAACAAGCGTTACCATATCCGACGGGATCGAAACATAGATTTGGATGCTCTGTTCAGGTCTGTTCCCGGCGGTGCTGTTGAGATGGATGATCCAGATCAGGATGTCCGGGTTATTGAGACTCGTGATGTCACAGCATCTGCATACCAAGAGCAGGATCGAATTAATATGGATTTCGATGAACTGCAAGGGAACTTCTCTGCCTCAACCGTAGGTGGCGCTCGTAATCTTAATGAGACTGTAGGCGGTATGGCCCTTCTTGCTGGCAATACCAACATGATCACGGAGTTTGTTCTTAGGACATTCGCTGAGACGTGGGTAGAACCAGTATTAAAGCAGTTGCTTAAATTAGAACAGTACTATGAAAATGATGAGCATGTTACTGCACTCGCAGGTGAGGCTGGTGGACTTGAGGGCGAGGAAGGTGTCGTAGATTTTGGTCAGGATGAAATCATGGATGAACTTCTAAAACAGGACGTTCTTCTTAAGGTTAATGTAGGAATGAACGCTACTGACCCTGTTGGAAGAGTACAGCAACTGCTATTTGGGGTAACTAGTGTAGGTCAGTTACCGGGAATGGAAGGAAAACTTAATTTAGATGAAGTATCTAAAGAAGTATTTGGGTTACTGGGATATAAGGATGGTTCTAGATTCCTTCTGCCTACTGAGGCTGATCCGCAGGTAGAAGAACTGCAACAGCAGATCGAACAAATGACCATGATGCTAGAGACCGATCAGGTCAAGATGCAGGGCCGTATGGCTATAGAACAGATGAAGCAAGAGGCTCAGTTGAGAGCCGCTCAATTGAGAGCGCAGACAGAACTCCAGAAAGAGGTGATGTCCTCTAAGGGAGAAGTAGGAAAACTGGGTATAAAACAATCTGAGGCTTATGTAAAACAACAGGACGCTGACACCAGACGTGCTGAACTAATGTTACAGAGAGATGCTTTACTTAATCAAATAGTTGATGGGGAGATACAACGAAGGATGGTAGAAGACAAAGATAATGTTAGTAAGACGGGAACAATGGCAAGAGATAAGTACAATAAAGTTCCTTATGAAATAGGATGAGTGAATTTACAAACCCGGCTGATCTTAGGGTCGATGACTTAGTTACTAGGACTAAAATTGGGAGAACTACCCAAGAGTTTATAAGAACTCCAACTGGAAAAGCGATTGTTGATAGGGCAATACTGGATTACCGAA